GTCGATGCTCAGGCCGCAGTGGCCGCGCAGGCCAATGCCACCGTGGCATCAATCCAGCGGGTTGGCAATGCGGCGCAAGCAGCTGGTGCCAAGGTCGGGGCGGCGCTGTCTGGCAAGGCTCCTGCGGTTGATCTCGACAAGGCCGGCACCTCGCTGGGCGCGTCCTCGTTCGTGGATTTCAGCCGGGTCACCACATCGCTGGGGGCCACCGGCACGGCAGCGGCCGAAGCGGCGCGCGAAGTCGCCACGCTGCGCCGCGAGATTGCCCTGACCGACCAGCAGCTGGCCAGCGCCAGCACGTCGCTGGGAGCGAAGGTCGGTCCGCTGACACCCGCTGCCAACCTACGCGAAGCCATCAGCCGCGCCGATGCGACCAACGCGCCCGGCAATGCCGCCCTGGCGGCGCGGCTGTCCGGTGGTGCAGCGACGGGCGCAGCCGGTGCAGCTGCAGCGCGCACCGTGGTGGAAGGCAACCAGGCCATCGAGAAGAGCGCCAAGTTCGCGGCCTGGCAGCAGCAGCAACTGGGCTTCCAGATCCACGACTTCGCCGTGCAGGTGATCTCGGGGCAAAGTCCGATCACGGCATTCGTGCAGCAGGGCTCGCAGCTGTCCGGAACCTTCGGCGGCGCCGGCAACGCGCTGCGCGCCGTCACCGCCCTGTTCACCCCGTTCCGGCTGGCCGTGGGCGCCGCTGCGGCCGGTGTCGGCGTGCTGATCTACGGCCTGATCGAAGGTCAGCGGCGCAGCAAGGAATTCGGCGATGCGCTGAAGCTGTCGGGCAACTTCGCCGGCAAGACGGAAGGCCAGTTCAACGACCTGGCCATCGCGACCTCCAAGGCCAAGGGAACGACCGAGGGCAACGCGCGGGCCATCGCACAGGCGCTGCTTGCTACCGGGCAGATCGGACCCCAGGTGTTCGACAAGGCTGTCGCCGCAGCGGTGGGATTCGGCCAAGCCACCGGCAAGGCCGCGGACGACGTCGCCAAGGACTTCGCCAAGATGGCCGAGTCGCCGAGCCGGTTTGCCGAGGAAGCCAACAAGCAGCTGAACTTCCTGACCGCGGCCCAGTACGCCCACATCAAAGCGCTGGAGGACGAAGGGAAGGCCACCGAGGCGCAGGCCATCATCATCGATGCGCTGAACGAACGCTTCCCGAAGACCAAGGCGCACCTGAACTCGATCGATGCGGCGCTGGCCGAAGGGCAGGAGGCGTGGACACGGTTCTGGGCCAAGGCCATCGCGCCGGCCACCGTCGAGGACAAAATCCGCTCCACCCAGGCCGCCATCGAGCGCCTGAAGCAACATCTGGCCCTGCCGGGCGCCGCCGGGGAGCTGCAGGCTCAGGAGCTGAGGCTGTCCGACCTGCGGCAGGAGCGCGGGATGGGCGAGCGCGCCGCCGCACAGCGGGCCGAGGACGCCGCGGCGAACAAGGCTGCCATCAACGGCCAGAAGGTCATCGAGAGCTACCTGCAGCGCGCCAAGTCCACGGAAATCTACAAGCAGAAGCTGACCGAGCTGAACAAGGCGTTCGCCGACAACGAAGCCAAGGGCGTCAAGTTCACCCCGGCGCAGAAGAAGGAGGCGATCGACCAGCTGAAGAAGGATTTCACGCCCGGCGGCCACAACGAAGCCGAACAGGTGCGCCGGGAGAACCTGGCCGCCGATCTTGCGGCCTACAAGGACGAGCTGCAGTCCGAGCGCGATGCGTTGGCCTTCCACGAGCGCTTCCTGCAAGGCGCATTCCAAGCCGGCGAAGTGTCTATCAAGGAGTTCTACGAGAACAAGCGCCAGGCCATCGCCGCTGGCGTCGCAGCCGAAGTCTCCGAACTCGAGAAGGAGAAGGCGCGGCTCGCCAAGGACCGCGATGCGGTGGCGAAGAAAGACCCGTCCGAAGCGCGCAAGTTGCAAGGCGCGATCGACAACGCCACGCGCGACCAGGACAAGATTCGGCTGCAGGGAGAGCGCGCCACCATCCTGGCCAACCAGGAGGAGCAGGGCAGCTACAAGCAGTTGAGTGACGAGATCCTGAACTACCAGGCGAACCTGCGCCAGCTGCAAGGCGACGAGGAGGGCGCCGGCAAGATTCGGATCGAACTGGCCCGCCGGCAGGCGGCGCAGGTCGCCAAGCGCGCCGAGGAAAGCGGCACGCCGCTGTCGCCGCAGGACATGGCAGCGACCCAGCAGGCGCTGACCAATCAGGTCACGCTCAACGCCTCGCGCGCCCGCGGTACGGCCATCACGCAGATGCTGGCCGACCAGGAGGAGCGCATCGCCATTTCCCAGAGCAAGGGTGCGATCGGAGAGATGGCGGCGATGGTGGAAGTCGGCGCGGCGCGCGCCCAGGCCGTGGTGCAGCTAGAGCGCGAAGTGCAGCTGGTCGAGCGCATCGCCGCGGAGAACCGCAAGGCGCACGAAGAAGGCCGGGAGCCGCTGAACCTGCAGCTGCAGGTGGATGCCTCGCGCGCGCGCCTCGAGATCGACCGCATCAAGGCCGCGCTGGACCCGCTCAAGGACAAGTTCGACGCGATCTTTAAGGATGCCGGTGCCAACCTGTTCAGCGACCTGATGGGCGGCACCAAGCCGAAGGACGCGCTCAAGAGCTTCATCGCCTCGATCGGCAAGGAAATCAACGGCACGGTCGGCCGCGAGCTGTCGGCCAGCGTGTTCGGCCCCGGCGGAGTGGCGGGAGGCATCGGCGGCATGTTCGCCAACCTATTCGGCGGGCCGCAGCGCGCGCCATCGCTGGACACCTCGGGCGCGACGCAGAGCCTCGCGCTGTTCCGCGGACAAGTGGACCCGACCGCCCAGGCCCTGAACCGCCTGCAGCAGGCCGCAGACGGGGCTGCAGGCGCTATGCAGGCGAAGGGCGATGCCACCCTACCCACCGGGGACTTCGCCCGCCTGGATCGAGGCCAGACGCCAACCGCGAACCCGACGACGGGCGACTTTTCCCGGCTTGATCGCAGCCTGCCGACTGGTGAGCAGTCGGTCATTGATCAGTTCAATCAGGCGCGCGGCGCCGACGAACTGGCGCGGGCCGACACGCAGGCCGCCGACGCCGCCATAAAGCTGGCGACTTCCGCAGCGCGCGGCAGCGATGCGCTGGCCGGTCTTCCAGGAATCGTGCAGATGATCCTCAATGCGGCTTCCGCCAGCGGCGCGTCCTCGAGCGGCGGCTTCATCGCCAAGCTGTTCGGCTCTGCCGGGTCGTCCGGCGCCGTGAACATGGGCAGCGCCACCGGGGCCGACCTCGCACTGTTCTACCACTCGGGCGGCATCGTCGGCCAGGGCAGCGACCGCCGACCGGTGCCGCAAAGCGTGTTCGCCAATGCGGCGAAGTACCACACGGGCGGCCTGGTCGGCGGTGGCGCCAACGCCAAGCTCGCTGCCCATGAAGTGCCGGCGATCCTGATGGGCGGCCCCCCGGGCACACGCGAGGAAGTGCTGCACGCCTCCGATCCCCGCCACCGCGACAACCTGTCGCCTGCCGTCGCTGCCATCGTGTTCGGCCGGCTGCACGATGGCGCCGGGGCGGCCAAGGCCCAGGACAAAGCAGCACCGCTGGCCGTGCGCGGCGCGCGCGAGCTCGGCGGGCCGGTCTCGGCCGGTGGCCTGTACCGCGTCAACGAGCGCGGCCCCGAGCTGCTGTCTGTCGCCGGCAAGGAGTACCTGATGATGGGCGGCCAGGACGGTGAGGTGAAGTCTACGCCTGCCGGAAAGGGCGGCGACACCCACCATTACCACATCAGCGTGCAGATGCCGCAGGGCGGATCGCGCACCACGGCCACGCAGTTCGGCGCCGAAGTCGCGCGCCGACTTACCCAATCGAGCCGGAGGCAAGGCAAATGAGCGTCACCGTCCTGGATGATGTCGAACTGTCGCATCAGATCATCGAGGCCGGCGTCAAGGGCCGGCAGATCCGCCGGAACCAGAGGGTCAGCACCGCCAACGGCTTCGAGTCGGTAAACATCGTGTGGGACAAGACTCTGCGCGAATACGACATCGGCATCGGCCCGCTGCGCCGCTCGGCGTGGCAGGAGATCGAAGCGCTGTTCGAGGTCACCGAAGGCGGCGCCTACGGCTTCCTCCTGCTCGATCCGAAGGACAGCAGCGCCGGCACCGGGGGGCGGGTGGTGTCGCTGGGAGGCGGACAGTATCAACTCCTGAAGCGCTACATCGAACCGCGGTCGGCCCGCTACAAGGACCGCAAGGTGACGCGGCCCAAGCTGTCCACGCTGCAGGTGCTGGTTTCCGGCGTGCCGACCTCGGCCAGCTTCGACGCCACCACCGGGAAAGGCACCATCAGCGGCAGCCCCGCCGCCAACCTGGTGACGTGGACCGGCCAGTTATACACCCCGGTGCACTTCCTGAACGATCAGATCGATTGGGAAATGGTCGCTGCCGGAAGCGATCCGGATGGGCGCTTCTATACCGGGCCGCAGGTGACGCTGCAGGAGATCCGCGAGTGACCCGCGCGATCCCCGATGCCCTGAAGGCGCATTACGCCCTCGGGACCACCACGCTTGCCACGTGCTGGAAGGCCACGCTGCGCGATGGCACGGTCATCACGGCAACCACGCACAGCGAGCGCCTCGAGTTCCCGCCGGCAAGCGGTGGCTGGTACGAGCCGACGCAGGGCTACAACCCGTCCGACATCGAGCACGGCTCGGACCTGAGCTACGACAACCTCGAGGTGGACGGCTACCTGGCCTCGCCGTCGATCACGGCATCCGATGTTCAGTCCGGGCGCTGGGACTATGCGGCTATCGAGCTGTTCGAGGTGAACGTAGCCGACCTCACGCAGGGCCGCAACCTGCTGCGCTCCGGCACGCTGGGCCAGGTGCGCGCCGGCCGCTCGACCTTCCACGCCGAGCTACGCGGTCTGACGCAGGCATACTCGCGCCGTATCGTGCAGCTGACCACGCAGGAATGCATCGCCGACTTGGGCGATGCCCGCTGCAAGGTCGATCTGGCGCCGCTGACCGTCACTGCCGCAGTGGACAGCGTGACGGCGAACAAGACGATCCACGCCGCGCTGGCCCAGGCCGCCGACTGGTTCACCGGCTGCAAGCTCACCTTCACCTCCGGCCTGAACGACGGCTTGTCGATGGAGGTCAAGAACTACACGCCGGGCGTGCTGGAGCTGTTCGAGGCCATGCCGTTCCCCGTCGCTGCGTCCGACACCTTCACCGTCTACCGCGGCTGCCAGAAGCGCTTTTACGAGGACTGCATCGGCGTGCACAACAACGGCGTGAACTTCCGCGGATTTCCCCATGTGCCGGGGGTGGGCATCTTCGGCGGTCCCGGCACCAACCTGACACCGGCCACGGTGCCCTCGCCATGAAGCGCGGCGACATCGTGACCGTGGCGCGCGCCCTGGTGGGCACGCCCTACCAGCACCAAGGTCGTGTCGCCGGGCTCGCCCTGGACTGCGCCGGGGTGCCGGTGCACTGCGCCACGACGCTGGGCATACCGCTGACCGACTACACGCGCTATGGGCGCCTTCCGGTGCCGGCGGAAATGCGCGCGGCGCTGGATGCCAACCTGCAGCGGATCCCGACGAAGGACATGCAGCCGGGCGACGTGGCGTGGATGCGATTCGACATGGAGCCGCAGCACCTGGCGATCGTCGGAGACTACGTGCACGGCGGCCTGTCGTTGATCCACGCCTACAACGGCGCCGGCCTGAATCGTGTGGTGGAGCACCGCCTCGATGAGGTATGGCGCGCTCGCATCGTAGCCGCGTGGCGGTATCCGGGGGTGGGAGCATGAGCGGCGGGCTGATCGGAGGCGGGATTGGCGCGGCCATCGGGTTCGTTGTCGGTGGCCCGGCTGGGGCATCCTGGGGCTGGGCTATCGGCAGCACCGCCGGCAGCCTGCTGTACCCCGACACCAACCGCGCGCCGGACCTGACGGACCTCAAGCCCCAGACCTCCGAATACGGCAGGCCCATCCCGATCGTCTACTCGATCATGGCCGTGGCCGGGAACGTGATCTGGGCAGCCGACCTGGTGAAGACCTCCGATGGTGATGGCGGCGGCAAGGGCAGCGGCGGAACACCGACCGGCCCGACCTATGCCGCGAACTTCGCCGTGCTGCTGTGCGAGGGCGACGGCAACATGTCGCTTGGCAGGATCTGGGCAGGGCCGGACAAGCGCCTGATCTACGACCCGGCCGGCGGCACGATGGAAAGCGGTGCCGTGCGCTTCTACACCGGTGCCGAGGACCAGCTTCCCGATCCGCTGATGGAGTCCCACCTCGGGGTCGGCAACGTGCCCGCCTACCGGGGCTACGCCTACATCGTGGTCGATGGTTTCGACGTCAGCGCGCACGACGGCAACCGCATCCCGTTCCTGACGTGCGAGGTCGGGCGCAAAGGGGAGGTCTCGGCACCGACGCTGGGCACGGTCTGGTTCGACTGGATGATCGATGGCGGATCGACCTGGATCATTCGCTATCACGGCTCCTATTTCGGGGTGATGCAGTACACCAAGGCGGATTGGACATTTGTCCACAACCGCCCAATGACGTACACGCCCAGCGATCAGCTGATTTATGACGCAGCGCGCGATCGTGTGGTCCAGTTGTTCACGGACGGCGGAATCACCGTCATTCAAATGTCAACGGGCGCGACGACGGACCACAGTTTCGGCTCACCGTCCACGGAGTTTGCGCGCTCCCTCATCATGCAAGGCGGTCAATACGTGATCGCCTATTCGGTCAGCACGGGCGGCACGCGGCTCTACTACGTCAACCCGGACACGTTCGCGGTGACGGGCACCCAGCTCCTTGATGCCGGTGGCGCGCGCGTGCAATGGATGTACGGCTCCGGCAGCGCATGGTGCTGGGCAGTGTTGGACGACAACTCGGTCGTTCGTTTCGACCTCGACGGGGTCACGACAAGCTCGGCGCACATCGGAACCTTGCCCGCCGGATGCGCAGGAAATCAGCAAGTTGCGGTCGATCGGAACACCACGACGCTGTGGGCGGGCGGGCTTGTCAGCGGAACGGTGAACTGGGCGCGCTTTTCGAACACCTCGCCGATGGGCGCCGGCAGCTTCGCATCCTCGTTCTGGGCATTTGCGAATGTCCCGTGGGTCTTCTCACCCGCGAGCGGTGGACGTCCGAATCGCGCATTCCTGTGTGGCGGGCGCTGGCTCGCGACAGACCACTACGCAGAGTTTGACGCTAGCGGTGCCGGCTCATTTGTCGGCGAGTACGACGGCTTGTATTCAGGAACGTCCACCATCGAAGCGGTCGGGTTCAACAGCGCCACTGGGCTGGTGAATGCGGTTCGATACGGCTATGGGCCACACGGAGGATTCACCGCGGTCTCGACCGACGACACGCCGATGACGCTGCCAATCTTCACAGAGGGCTTGGGTGCGGCTGATTCATCGTTGAGCCATCAAACGCTGGGCGAGATCGTGTCCGACCTTTCCTTGCGTGCGGGACTCTCCACAGACCAGATCGACGTCACCGCGCTCACCGACCAGGTGGACGGCTACACGATCGCCAATCAGGTCAGCGTCAAGGACGCGATTGCCACGCTGATGCCGGCCTACTTCTTCGACGCGGTCGAGTCCCAGGGCAAGATCAAGTTCGTCAAGCGCGGCGGCTCGATCGCGGTGGAGATTCCCGACGACGACCTGGGCGCGCACCGCAGCGACGAAGACGGCGTGGAGCTGATCGAAACCACGCGGATGATGGACGAGGAACTG